CAAACACTTCAATGATACTTCGCTCATTAGGTGGTACTGATGCTTATTCATATTTTGATTTATCAGCAGGAACAATAACAGGAAGCACAAGTAACATTATTGATAGCCAAATTGAAGCCGCAGGAAACGGCTTCTACCGATGCTCAATTACATATAATGCCTCAAGCAATACAGGCATTGTTATATATCCTGAAGTTCCATTTACGGGGACATCAGCAGGTAACATAATAATCCAAGACGCTCAGTTAGAACAAGGACTTGTAGCAACGGACTATATTCCTACAACCACCACAACAGAACAAGCGGGAATATTAGAGGATATGCCAAGACTTGACTATTCGGGTGGGGCGAGTTGTCCGAGTCTACTTTTAGAACCTCAGAGAAGTAATGAGTTGGCACATAGTGAATATGCAGGTGCGTTTGGAGCATCTAATGTTAGTGTTACAAATAATACTGAAATTAGTCCACAAGGAGTAAGAAATGCTGCTACGATAGAAGTAACAACTCAAACAGCAGTGCAAGGCATTGCACAAGGGTTTGTTGCAGATGGCTCAAGTTTATATACAATTAGTGCCTATTACAAAAAGACTACAAGTTCAATTAGAGCGCAATTAAAAATTAGGGACTTACTTGGTAGCGGAACTACTTATGGTTTGGTTGATTTTGATTTAAGTAATGCAAATGTTGCATCATCTATTGGTACATATTCAATAACATCATTTAATGAAGATTGGTGGTATGTAGTGGTGACTACATCAACTGCGCCAAGCGCAGGTATAAGAAGGGCTATTGTAAGACTTGATAACAAGCCAGTTGGAACTCAAGTATCAGTATTTGGATTCCAAGTCGAGGCTGGAAGTCACCCAACATCCTACATACCTACCTATGGTTCAAGTGTAACGAGGTCGGCGGATAGTTGTAGTAAGACGGGTATTAGTTCGTTGATTGGGCAAACGGAGGGTACGTTGTTTTTAGATTTTGTATACAATGGAAAGTCAGACTTGATTACTGATAATTTTAATTTAACTCTTGGAACTTGGTCTTCTAATGTTATTACAATAGGTCAGTATAATGCAACTTTGTATGCTCGTATATACGCTTCAAGCGTTATATATTTCAACCAAGACTTTGGTGTAATGACAATTGGTCAAAGATATAAATGTGCTGTTGCGTATGCGAACAATGATGCGGTGTTCTATGTGAATGGTTCTTTAATGGGTAGCGATACAAGTGTAGTAGTACCCGCTACATCAAGTATTTCACTAAATCGTGGGGCATATGAAAATAGTAAACAAATTAACCAAGCCATCCTATTCAAAACCCGACTAACTAACGACGAATTAGCAGCACTAACAACAATATAAAAATGTTCAGAAAATACGAATTTACAAACGAAACAGAAGCCAACACCTTTATTGAGAATTTAGGAGTTGACGAGGAAGGTAACCCATCACATCCTCATAGCATCGTAAGATTGGGTCATATAGTCCTTGAAGATGGCACATACGATAGCGAGGGCGAAGTAATAACCGAACCCGTTCTATCTACCACCTACCATGTTGATGTGTTATGGAAAGGTGATGCCTTAAGTTCTTGGGATTCTAAAATGGTGTGGTGTAAGCCCGTCGGAATACACGTTTTCGGTTCATCTTCTGCAATCGCTGAGTGGACTGAGAAATGTAAAGAGTTGCATCCTGAGTATTTCCCTGAGCCAAGTGAAGAAATTTAAACATTATCTATTATGGCTATTAGCACTACTAAACGAAGCGTCCAAAGGGTAAGAATCGTAGGCAAGAATCTTAAGGATATACTTTTGTATTCGGATTCCTACCTATTCGAGTTGTTCGTTGGGGCTTTGCACTTTTTTATTTTGCCGTTGGCTATCCTCGAAATTGGGTGGTTGTTAGATGTGCAGATTTTAGGGGTGTTGATTGGAGGCTTTCAGTTGTACTCGGTAGGTATGAAAGATATGCGATGTCGTTACTACGCTTGTTTAGCCGCTTTTATTTTAGCCATGATTACGGTTGTTCATTACGCTTTAGTTGGAATGATGGCGGGTTCACAGTTAGGTTGGGCATTGGTTACGCTGATGGCATTTATAAACTTATATCGAACCTTTAACGAGAAGTTACATCGTGGATGAATTATTAAGTAAATACAGCATGGACAATATAGCAAGTATTTTAATAGCAATAGTAGGTGTTCTCGGAGGGGCGGGAGCGTGGCAATACTACGCTAAAAAATTAGAGTTGAAACATCAAAGCAATAAAGACCAGAATAAGGATCAAAACTTGTTTAGGGATCAAATCTTGACTGAGGTTGACAGATTGAAGCAAGACTTGGTTCAAGCTCAAGACAAGGTGCTTACATTGACAGCTGAGGTATCTACGCTTAGAGAGCGTGTTAAAAACCTAGAGAAAGAAAACGATAGATTGAAGTCTAGATAATGGCAAGGAATACCATCAAGGGGAAAAATACTCGTAAGGGCTCAAATAAAGCCACTGGACGTGATTACTCTAAAGAAAAGGGGTATCAGTCCACTCCAGCTAGAAAACGTTACAGAGCGGCTCTAAATAAGGAGGCACGTAAGCGTGGCGAGTACGGCAAGCGCTGGGCGAAGGGGAAAGACCTTAGCCACAAGAAGGATGGGTCTATGACCTTAGAGAGTCGTAAAAAGAATAGAGCTAGAAATGGTTCAAATGGGAAAAGCGCAAGAAAATAAAAAAAAGTGCACAAAATGCGGGGCACTTCTTGATGCCATAATAGGAAACTTTTATAAAGATTCTAGCAAAAAAGACAATCTATCATCATCGTGCGCTGATTGTTGTAGAAAAACAAAGTCAAAAACATACAAGAACGTAATATCTCCAAGGCTTAAAACGGAAAGGGCTATAGCTAGAGAGAGGTACCTTCAATCAGAAGAATATAAACAAAAGAAAGAAGAATCAAAAAGAAAAGTCCTGGAAACAAAAAGAAGGTGGAGGGATAAAAATCGAGAAAAGATAAACGAAAAGGCTAGACTAAGCATTAAAAAGCCAATCTCAGCAGAAAAAAGAAAAGAATACAAGGCAAGGGAATACGAAAAAATAATGTCTTGTCCGTATAGAAAACATATTCATTATATGCGTGTTAGGATTAGGGATATTATAAAGTCAAGTGGAAATGATATTAATTTTTCAATATCTAAGACAATATTGTTTTCAAAAAATGAATTAATCAATCGTTTGGAGTCAATGTTCAAAGAAGGTATGAGTTGGGATAATTATGGTAGAGGTGGATGGCATATTGATCACATAAAACCATTGGCTAGTTTTGATATAACAAAAGAAGAAGAGTTAATAAAGGCCTTTTCTATAGAAAATATACAGCCAATGTTTGAAAGCGAAAATCTATCTAAGGGCAGTCTGTATGATGGATTTAGGTTTAGTCATACAAAAAAGGGTAAACTAGTAAAGGAATCTCAATCTAAAAACAGAGCCCGTAACAGGGGCAAGAAATGAGAGCACTAATACTCGCTATATTATTATCTAGTTGTTCGGCAACATGGCACTTGAATAGAGCCGTAAAGAAGGACCCAAGTATACTGTTAGGGCAAGTTGTTAAGATAGATACGTTTACCGTTAGGGATACGTTTACTTATCATGACACGTTTGTAACTAAGTCAATTGACACTATTACTATCGACACGGGAAGTGTTCAAGTTCGCATCATAAGGGAGCACGACGTTATAAGAACTACCATTACTCAGAAGCCAGACACGGCGTTTATTACCATTGAAAAGCAGCTGCCACCTAGGCTCGTATACAAGGAGCACTGGTTACAGTGGTGGTACCTATTGATTATTTTCGCTATATTTGTGATTATAATCAAATTAAAATGAGTAATATTACTAAAAAAGAATTAGAGACTCTACGCACACTTAATCAATCTATTGCGTCAGAGAAAAACCAAATTTCAGATAATTTTATCAGGGCCATTGCTTCATACCAAAGGGTAATGTCTGCTGCGGGTGACTTAACCAAGTTTAATGCAGAGATAGAGGAGAAGTACGGTCAAGTTGATATTGACATAGAAACAGGAGAATATGTTGTTACGAAAGATAGCAGTGGGCAATGACTATAAGAACTCGATGAACTACCTGGTAGGGCAAAGTATTCTTAATAATCTATACACGATACACGAAATATGTAGAGAGAATGACGGATCTGTATGTATATGGATTCGTAACGAAGAAAAGGGAGAGATAATGCGTTGGAAGATGTTCAGCGCTAATATGCCTATTTCTTTTGAGTACAATATAGACTTTTAATGGAATCGACTTTCTTTTACTTGATAGAGCCCCTAAATGGGGATACTAGGTCTTATGTCACAAATGACGGATTAATTGTTGGTGCTAACCTAGAAGACCACAAGTCTACTCAGAGACTGGCTAAAGTTATTGGGTTGCCTAGGGAGGGAGCTGAGCTTGAGTTAGGTGACACTATTGTGGTACATCATAACACGTTTAGGGAGTACTACGACATGAAGGGACGGCTAAGAAAAAGTGCTAACTTTGTAAAAGATAATCTGTACTTCGTTGAAAAAGAAAGAATCTATATGTACGTCCGAAACGGACAAGAGATGGTCTTTGGTCCTTATGCGTTTGTTAAACCAATCGACAGAGAAGAAGAAGGTTTCCAATATTCGACGAGAGCTGAAAAAGAGCTTATCGGTGAGGTGGCACTTGTCAATGATAGGTACTCCGAACAAGAACAAGTCTTCGAGGGCGATATCGTAACCTTCAGTAAGGACAGCGAATACGAGTTTAAAATAAACGGAGAGCGATTCTATCGTGTCCCTACTAAGAACATAGTTGCTGTATTATGAGTAAAAAGACTAGAGAAGATATTATAAAGGCCGGAGAGATAGCCGTTAAGGAGCTTATACGTGTTGCTAAGGAAGAGATTATTACGGGCGATCCCGAACATGAACTAGCAGCGGATAGATTAAAAAATGCAGCAGCAACTAAAAAGCTTGCTGTGTTTGATGCTTTTGATATTCTCAATAGGATAGAAGAAGAGCGTAATGTTCTTGACAATGTAGTAGTAGACAAGAAAGATGACTCCAAGAAAGGTTTTGCGGAGAAGTTTAGTAAATGAAGAAGTACGCCCTATACCATATCGACGATAAGAAAATCCCCAAAGATGTCATCAAGAAAAAGAACAAGGAGAAGTCATGGGAATATGGCTATGACGAAGAATACGATGTTGTCGTTATATCAAAGGACGGAACGATTGGCCAGGTATATGATATCAATTCTGTTAAGATAGCGCTACCGTCTGCTCCATCGGAAGTTGACGATAGAGGTAGTAGGTGGGCGCCTACTGAATACCCTAGGGAGCTTCAAAGAATCAAGAGCATATTTGACTGGAACAGAAAACCAAAAGAGTTTCAGTCTAAGTGGGTTAGTTTTATAGAAAATGAATTTGATCGTAGAGAGTACGGCTATTGGTTTGTTAATAACGGCGAGCCTTGTTATGTTACTGGTAGCCACTACATGTATCTTCAATGGACGAAAATAGACGTAGGTCTTCCAGACTTCCGTGAGTCCAACCGGATATTCTTTATTTATTACGAGGCGTGCAAGGCCGACAAGAGGTGTTTTGGAATGGTCTACCTAAAGAACAGACGTTCTGGATTCTCTTTTATGAGTGCGGCTGAGATTGTAAACCAAGCAAGTATGTCTAAGGACGCTAGATTTGGAATACTATCTAAGACGGGTGATGACGCAAAGAAGTTGTTCACGGACAAGGTGGTTAATATATCAAATAACTATCCGTTTTTCTTCAAGCCTATACAAGATGGTATGGACCGACCGAAGACGGAGCTTGCGTATCGTGTTCCAGCATCTAAGATTACAAAGAAGAATATGTCCCGTGTGGACGACGAGGACGACATGGACGGGCTGAATACTACCATTGACTGGAAGAATACGGCAGACAACAGCTATGACGGTGAGAAGCTGCGTATGCTGATACATGACGAGAGCGGTAAGTGGATGGTCCCAAATAAGATATTAAACAACTGGCGTGTGACTAAGACGTGTCTGAGATTGGGTAGTAAGATTATTGGTAAGTGTATGATGGGCTCAACGTCCAATGCACTAGACAAGGGTGGAGCTCAGTTCAAGAGTTTGTTCGAGGACTCTAATCCAGGTGAAAGAAACGCCAACGGACAGACAAAGAGCGGCATGTATAATCTGTTTATTCCGATGGAGTGGAATTTTGAGGGATACATAGACGAGTACGGCATGCCTGTGTTCCATACGCCAAAGTCGCCAGTCAAAGGTGTAGACGGAGAAAAAATAAAGATAGGCGTAATAGACTATTGGGAGAACGAGGTAGAGTCATTGAAGTCTGACGCAGATGCATTAAACGAGTTCTATCGTCAGTTTCCTAGAACGGAGTCTCATGCGTTTAGAGACGAGAGTAAGGCAAGTATATTCAACCTTACTAAGATATACCAACAGATAGATTACAATCAATCGCTAATGCGCGATAGAGTGTTGACACGTGGGTACTTTCACTGGAAGGATGGCAAGAAGGACAGCACAGTTGTGTGGACTCCTGACAACAAGGGACGATTCTTGATAAGTTGGTTTCCTCCCGCTCAGATGCAGAATAACGTAATAAAGAGGGGTGATAAGTTTTACCCTGGCAATGAGCATATAGGTAGCTTCGGTTGTGACTCTTATGATATATCTGGTGTAGTTGGCGGTGGTGGATCGAACGGTGCATTGCACGGCATGACTAAGTTCAATATGGACGATGCTCCAAGTAATTTCTTTTTCTTACAGTATGTAGCGAGGCCACAGACGGCTGAGATGTTCTTTGAGGACGTATTGATGGCGTGCTGCTTTTATGGTATGCCAGTGCTTGCGGAGAATAACAAGCCAAGGCTACTGTATCATTTAAAGAACAGAGGTTATAGAGCGTTTTCTATGAACAGGCCAGACAAGGACAAGCATAAGCTGTCCAAAACTGAGAAGGAGTTGGGAGGTATACCAAACAGTAGTGAAGACGTCAAGCAGTCTCATGCTTCTGCTATCGAGACGTATGTAGAAAAGAATGTCGGCATAGACCTTGAGGGCACGTACAGAGACTCCGACGAGATGGGCAATATGTACTTTACTAGGACGCTTGAGGACTGGGCTAGATTTGATATTAATAATCGTACAAAGTTTGACGCTACAATCAGCAGTGGGCTTGCAATTATGGCAAATCAGAAGCACTTGTATATACAGCAAAAGACACAGTCAAAAATAAGTATTAAATTTGCAAAGTACGACAATAAAGGCAACAGCAGCCAAATAATACGATAAATGGATAAAGAAACACTGGTACCATACGTTACCTTCCCAAACAATACTGCCACGGAAGAAGAGAAAGCCTCGATGGAGTATGGTCTAAAAGTGGGCCAGTCTATCCAATACGAGTGGTTTAAACGCTCATCAAATAGCTGTAGATTTTACGATCAGTGGATTGAGTATAATAGACTTAGGCTGTACGCTAGAGGCGAGCAGTCTATAGGAAAGTACAAGAACGAGCTAGCTGTTGATGGTGACTTATCGTATCTTAATTTGAATTGGGAGCCAGTACCAATCATACCAAAGTTTGTTGACATCGTTGTGAACGGAATGTCTAACAGGCTGTATGACGTAAAAGCTCAAGCACAAGACAGACTATCTTCTAAGAAGAGACAAGAATATAGAAGAATGGTTGAGGCTGACATGTTAGCCAAGGACCTATTGACTCAAGTTAAAGATGACTTTGGGGTAGATGCGTTTAACGTAAGTCCAGACGACTTACCAGAGAATAATGACGAGTTGAATCTGTTCATGCAGATTAACTACAAGCCAGGTATTGAGGTTGCTGAAGAGCAAGCCATTAGAACGATACTTAACAACAATCATTACGAAGACATAAAGAGACGCATCGACTATGACCTTACTGTACTTGGCATTGGTATGGCTAAGCACACCTTCAATCCGAATGGAGGTGTCAAGATTGACTATGTTGATCCTGCGAACGTTGTTTATTCATACACCGACTATCCTACGTTTGATGATTGTTTCTACTTTGGTGAGATTAAAAGAGTCCACATATCCGAGGTTAAAAGACTGTATCCATACCTTACTGATGAGGATATCGAAGAAATTTCAAACTATGCTTACAGCTGGTATCAGGATTACGGTGCTATGCGTCCATATACCGATAGTGTCTTCGACAAGGAGATTGTCAATCTTTTATACTTCAATTACAAGACTGATAAAAAGTTTGTCTACAAGAAGAAATACTTGGATAATGGAGGAGAGAGGGTTATTCGTAAGGACGAGAGCTTTAATCCACCGGAAGACGAAGAGGCAAGGTTCGAGAGGGTAGAGAAAACTATTGAGGTATGGTACAAAGGCGTTATGGTCTTAGGTACGCAGAAGTTGTTAGAGTGGGATATGATGAAGAACATGGTACGTCCTAAGTCTTCTTCTCACGTTGCGCTTCCAGAATATGTTGCTGTTGCACCTAGAATGTATCGTGGTGTGATTGAGTCGTTGGTTCGCCGTATGGTTGGATTTGCTGACTTGATTCAGTTGACTCACTTAAAGCTACAGCAAGTGATTGCTCGTATGGTTCCAGACGGTGTGTATATCGACGCTGACGGACTGAATGAGGTTGACCTAGGTAACGGCTCTAACTACAACCCAGAGGAGGCGTTAAAGATGTACTTCCAAACGGGTTCTGTAATTGGACGTAGCTATACACAAGACGGAGAGTTTAATAATGCTAGAGTTCCTATTCAAGAGCTAAACAGTAGCGCTGGTCAAGGAAAGATTTCTAGCTTAGTTAATTCATACAACCACTACCTTAACATGATTCGTGACGTGACGGGTCTTAATGAGGCAAGAGACGGCTCTACGCCTGATCCAAATGCATTGGTAGGGGTGCAAAAATTAGCGGCATTAAATTCTAACACGGCTACTAGACACGTACTNGAGGGAGGCTTATTTGTAACTAAACGATTGGCAGAAGCCATTTCATTGCGTATTTCCGATGTACTAGAGTATTCGGACACTAGAGAGCAGTTGATACATCAGATTGGCTCTCACAGCACTGACATACTAGACGATATTGCAGACCTTTACTTGCATGACTTTGGTGTTCATATTGAGGTTGCTCCAGACGAAGAGGAGAAGGCTCAGATGGAGGCTAACATACAAGTAGCCCTACAGAGAGACCAAATTACCTTAGAAGACGCTATCGACATTCGTGAGTTGAAGAACGTTAAGTTGGCTAACGAGTTGTTGAAGGTTAAGCGTAAGAATAAAGACAAGCAAGACCAAGAAAGAGAGATGCAGAAGATGCAAGCTCAGACCCAGTCTAATATGCAATCTGCTCAAGCTGCTTCACAGTCTAAGATGCAGCAGATACAAATGGAGGCTCAAGCTAAGATGCAAATCAAGAGAGCTGAGGCAGAGTATGATACCATGAAGTTACAGCAAGAGGCTGAGCTTAAGTTGGCATTGATGGACAAGGAGTTCCAGTATCAAATGGCACTAGCTAATGTGAGTGGTGAGACTCAGAAAGAGATAGAAAAAGAGAAGGAGAAGGCTAAGGATGACCGCATTAGTTTACAGAATACTCAGCAGTCTAAGCTTATCGAACAGAGAAAGAAAGATTTACCTCCAGTTAACTTTGAGTCTAACGAAGACAGTTTAGATGGCTTTGACCTAGCCGAGTTTGAACCTAGATAATTATTTATCGTATATTTGCGATGCAAATCAAATAAAATAAAATTATGAGTGAATTTAAAGTACGAGAAGTAAGTGCAGAAGAGGAGAAAAGTGTACAAGAGGTAGAAGAGCAGTTGCTTAACGAACACGAAGAAAAAGTAGGCGCAGAGGATGAAAAACAGGCGCAAACAGAGAGTGTTCAAGAAAACGAGGCGTTCAGTGACAATGAACAGGTTGCTGATACCGAACAAGTTCCCGAACAAGTTTCCGAACTTACAGAGGAAGACGTTCTGTCATTTATTAAAAATAGGTACGATAGGGAAATTGATACCGTTGATCAGTTGTTTGAGGCAAAGGAGTCTGCGCCCGAACTTCCAGAAGACGTGTCAGCATACCTAAAGTACAAACAAGAAACGGGTCGAGGATTCGATGACTTTGTTAAGATTAACAGAGACTTTGATAACGAAGACCCAAATAGGCTACTTCTTGAGTATTATAAGGAGACAAATCCTGGGTTGGACGATGAAGATATTCAGTTCGACATGGAGGATAAGTTTTCTTATGATGAAGAGCTTGATGAGGAAAAAGACATCAAGAAAAAGAAGTTAGCCATGAAACGCGAACTTGCAAAAGCAAAGGACTACTTTGAAAAGCAGAAGGAACAGTATAAGATACCACTTGAGTCAAGAGGTGTTGGAGTTTCAGAGGCTGAAAAAGAGCAGTACGAAGCTTTTAAGAGTCAAGCCCAAAGAGCTAGTGAACTTGAACAAGAGCAGTCCAAGAGGTCTGAGTTCTACCGGAGTAAGACATCGGAGTTGTTTAGTGAGGATTTCAAAGGTTTTGAATTTCAAATTGGCGACGAGAAAGTGACTTACAAACCAGCAGAATCAAAGACGTTGTTGGAAAAGCAAACTGACATGAGTCCATTCTTCAACAGTTTTGTTGATGATAGTGGATACATTAAGGATGCCGCTGCTTATCATAGGGCGATGGCTGTAGCGATGAATCCAGATGCGATGGCTAAATTCTTCTACGAGAAGGGTAAAGCAGAAGCCATAGATAGTGTTGCCAAGGAGTCGAAGAATATCGACATGAATGCCAAGGCGGCGCCAGAAATGGGAAGAGCAAAAGGATTTTCAGTGACAGCTTTGGATAGTGGACCTAGCAACCGATTAAGAATAAAAAGTAAAAAATAAAAAAACTAAAAAAACAAAATTATGGCTGGATCTGTACAAGCGAGCCCTGGGTTTAGTTTAACCCCCGCTCCAAGCAAAGTTACCTTGCCGGGTAACTACATTACTGATTTTAACTTCTTAGACCAGTATCTTCCTGATACTTACGAGAAGGAATTCGAACGTTATGGTAACCGTTCTATCGCATCTTTCTTACGTGCGGTAGGGGCTGAGCTACCATCTAACTCTGACCTTATTAAATGGGCAGAGCAAGGACGTCTACACACTCAATACACAGGTATTACCGCTAGTACTTTTACTACTGGTCAGCAGGTGTTTACTATTGCTAATGCAAACTTCCGTGTTGGACAGACTGTTATTTTATCATCTGCTACTGACGATGTAACTAAAAAGGGTATCGTTACTGCTGTAACTGCTAGTAACTTTACAGTTTCTTATTACACCAATGAGGCTAGTGCTCCTTTCACTCCAACTAGTACAACTGACGTTGTTGCGTTTGTTTATGGTTCTGAGTTCAAAAAAGGGACAAGCGGAATGGACGGTGCTTTAGAAGCTGAGTCAAACATCTTTGAAAACAACCCAATTATCATTAAGGACAAGTATGAAGTATCTGGTTCTGACATGGCTCAAATTGGTTGGGTAGAAGTAACTACTGAAAACGGCGCAACTGGTTACCTTTGGTACATCAAGTCTGAGCACGAAACTCGCTTACGTTTCGAAGACTACATGGAGATGTCAATGATTGAAGGCGTTCCTGCTGTTGATGGTGGAGCTAATTCTGCATTTGACCAAGGTTACATTGGAACTGAAGGTATGTTCTACACTATCGAAGATCGTGGAAACGTTTGGGCTGGTGGTAACCCATCAACTCTAGCTGATTTCGATGCTGTTATCGAGCGTTTAGACAAGCAAGGTGCTATTCAAGAGAACGTAATCTTCTTGAATCGTCAGTTCGGTTTTGATATCGACGATATGTTAGCTGCTCAAAATAGCTACGGTTCTGGTGGAACTAGCTACGGTTTGTTCGACAATGACGAGCAAATGGCTTTGAATCTTGGATTCACTGGATTCAAGCGTGGATATGAGTTCTACAAGACTGATTGGAAGTACTTGAACGACGCTACATTGCGTGGTGGTTTGACTGCTGAAGCAATTAACGGAGTTTTGGTGCCAGCTGGTTCTACTACCGTTTACGATCAAGTATTAGGTAAGAACGCTACTCGTCCATTCTTACACGTACGCTACCGTGCTTCTGAAACAGAAGACCGTCGTTACAAGACTTGGATTACTGGTTCTGCTGGTGGTGCAATGACTAGCGACTTAGACGCTATGGAAGTTCACTTCTTGTCTGAGCGTGCATTATGTACTATGGGAGCTAACAACTTCTTCCTATTTAAAGACTAAGTTTAACCCAAGGGGGTGGGAAACTGCCCCCTTATTTTTAATAAATC